CGGTTTAGAGGATGCCACTTGCCGTTGTGTCACCAAGTCCAGCAGAAATAGCACTTAAAAGTCCTATATGAGCGGAAATAGCGGCACGAATGGAAGCAGCATCGTAGGTGTCAGCGCCTGCAGGAACCGGGATCGTGGTGACAATTGGCATCACGATCGCTGATTGATTTAAAGCAGGGATAACACCCTTTCGAGTAATAGCTTTGTAAGTATTATTCGAAATACCCTTGATGACCCCTGTGAGGGGGTTCGCTTGCGGTAATGTTTTAAGCACAGCAGGCCGGAAGACAGACATAGTGAAAGGATTACTCACACTATGAATGGCAACACCGGTCTGAGTTCCGCCCAGAGCTGTAACAGCGACTTGCTTGCCGTTATTGCCTGGAGCTACATCAGCGACGTTTGTATAAGTTGGGCTAGTAAAGCCAGTTTGTGCGGCACCCGTTAAGGGCGAAGGTATAGTTATCGACATTAAGATGTCCTCTTGGTTGGTTAACGCGTAATTGCGTTTGCGGACCATCGATGCGCATGCGCACCAGATGGGAGTTTCTGAACAGCTAGTATACTAGTTAAGTTCAGTAATTTATTTACTGCATTCTTTCCAATCTCATCGACAGATTTAACTCTGAAAGCTCGATGAGGAAGAGAGGCGAGCTTCTCACGACGAAATCTGTAACCTTCGGCGTATCCCGAATACTCTGGAGCTACTAGTCCTTCGGACCAGTAAGCAACAGGCTGTATTTTGCGATACGTAAGGTCACAATGATAATCATAGTGAGTATTTAATACCACGTAATTTGTGGACCTACCGGGACTCGTATAAGAGTCCTCCAGCCAATCACCAGTTGTGGTGAAGTAATCCAACAACCAACTATAAGGAGTTAACTCATAGATAGCTGAAGCTATATCTTCCTTCGTAGCGCCAAAAGCGTTCAAAGCAGAATAGTTGTTACCAGCGCTAATATTAAAATTAACGCCACACAAATAACGATAGGTAAGCTTATGATACATTCTTCTCTGAATAGTGTATTGCAAACCTGCGTTTACATAACGTCCTCCAGTTAAGTCTGTAGTCATCCACGAACCTTGCGATCCAGCATGGTCTACATACGAATGATCTTGCCTAAGCAAGTAATCACTAATAGTAGCCGCAAGTTGGATAGTATCGGAAACCGTGGGAGCTATCGCAAATGAGTAATTCAACCAAGAATCACCCATAGCGTGTAACAGCCCTTTTACAGTGCCTTTACCTTTCTTTAACTGAGCTAATTCTAAAACTACCTTAAAGGTGCTCTCTGCAGTCGTACGGACAAGTCCGCGCAACTCCTTAAGCTCCCCTAAAGGAATCAAAGCTTTAAACTCATTTTGACTGCTTTCCGCTTTATCCGACTAAGTGCAAGGTCTTTTAGACCTGCATCGTCGACGAGTAATGGGATTGAACAGCCTTCCGCGAGTCTCGCGACTCCAGAGTGAGCATAATATGGATAACCGTACGCTTCTATAGTGCGAGTTCTTATCTTGGGGATCTCCCAAGCTGTAAGAGCACTACAAGAATAGTTCGTAGACGCATCTTGCCTCAAAGCAATTTGTTGTTTATAATTAGGGTTGCTAACACCGCTTTTCTCCCCCGGATCCAAAACCACCCAAGCCTGTTCATTTATGGAAAATACATTATTCCACTCATTAAGGGCTTGCAGTTTTGAAAGGTAGGATACAGAATTGTGAACATTAGCAGCCATAAGTGGCCTCCTAAGAAAGATAGACAAGGAAGGAAAACTAATAATTCTTTTGCAACGCATCGCAAAAAGAAAGATTACCTTCCAGAAGACCGGAACGAAGAGTTGAAGAAACCTTCGTCCTAGACACTCAAACAACAGAGTGCGCGGGAAACATTCCACACGAAACCGAGCTT